TGGCATGCACGACCGGAGGGGCTTCTCACCCCTGGGATCTGGTTAACCCGCGAGGGTTAGCCAGACAGCTGTGTTCCACAGCTGCCAACTGGTGTCAGTCACCAGCACCTTCCTAGGTAGATCCCAACAGGGAGCTACCGCAGGCTTCGTTACGTACAGAGTTTCCCTCTGCCTGAGGGTAATCTGCTCGTTACGGATGTGCCCCCGTAGGAAGCTTAAATACAACCCGAATGGATTGTAAATACGCCTCTCACGGCCAAGCGTCCTAAGGTTTGTAACAAGTAGGCGTCGCGTTCTAGGTACCCATTTTCTATACAAAATAGATTGTAGGTCCTTTGAACGTCGCATACCTGAGACGCACCAAAAAGGAACTTGGATTCCGGCATCATGATTCTCCCATGGAGGAACGAACCTCTTTGGAAGACTAAGGAAAAGGCGACGGGTAGTCTTCGGAATGAAGATACCCGTTACCGATGTCCACTCATGAAGTCGATTAAGCACAGCCGCGCGGTCCTGAGAAGTACGTAGCGTCTTTATATAGACGCCCCGTACAGGATGACCTCGAAAGAAGTCACCCCCACAGGATTCGCGGAAAGGGCCTTCAAAGAAGGACTTCTCAGCATTGATCTGGAAACCCAAGAGTTCAAGGAGGCGACATACTGTATGATAGACTCGAACGTCTATCACTATGTCATCCCCGAAAACTCCAAAGTTAACAGGACCACGCCGTCCGCCACGCACCCTCTCCAAAGAGTGCATGTCGTAGGCCGCTGAGACCACCGCAGCAAATATGATAGTCTGCAAGGGAAACGTGAATCCGTTACCCATTGTAGAGACCATATTTAACTGCACCTGCTTACCGTTAGGTAACATGGAATTAGGACTTCGGAGAAGCTTCAACACTTCGAAAACTTCGAAGGGGAGAATCTCCTCCAACATTCCTAGCGCCATGGAGTCGGAAGCTGAAGATAGATCAATCGTAGCGAAAGACCCATCAACAGACCCACGACTCGCTAGCTCGCGATTTCTATCAGGTTGAGTAGCTAGATCAATACCGAAGTATTGAAATAGACGCTCTTCCAGAATAGAGGCGAGACCTAGCTGAGCATACATATTTAGTGTAGGCTCAACACAGATCACTCGCGAAGTGTCCCTTTGCTTTGGGACGAAGCGTAGGCGATTGCCTTCGACTAGTAGAGGCTCACCGTAATTCTCATATCGGATTGACTCCGCATCGAGAATAGTCGGGTGGGCCAATAGACTAGCTCGGTAAGCACGATAGATGACCGGAGACGTACAGGAGAGTTGGGAACTATACAATTTTGTATAGTCATCGAACCCAACAGATCCTACTGATGCACCAGGCCCATTCCGACCCCTCTCGAAGAGAAAGGTTAGGTTTGGGATAAGTACATCAGGTCCACGGTAGAAGAAGTTGTCCAGGTGCCGTTTTATGGTACCTAGAGCTTCTTCTTCCCATGAAGTACGGAGCTCCAAACGCCAATTCCTACAAGTCTCATTGATCTGTAGGAACTTCTTAAGGGCTTGCTCATCAGCAGAGGCAGAGATTTCATCTACAAATTTCTTGTAGAAGGTCTTCGCCAGTGCCAACGCGGCAAACTCTTTCGGCGTTATATCAGGCCACGAGTCAACTGATTCTCCTCGGCTTAGAGCCGAGATCGATTCAGAAGGCAAGTAGCGTGATAGATCATCTAGAAGGTCTTGGAAAAGAACGATAGGCTGACGGTCCATAGCGTGTCATCTCCAATAAGCTGATGTCCAATCTGGCCAGTAGCTAGTCCCTCAAAGCAGAGAGACCGGCTTCCTGGGACACTTCCTTCAAGTGCTCAGCACTCGAATTAAGTGCCGGACCGACGAGATACAAAGGGTTTACCCCGAGTATCACGAGGATCCACAGAAACCACGGGTTTTTCAGAATTCGTTTCTGAAAATCAACAGGGTCCATTAAAGAACCCCAGTGACAACCGTGTCGCCAATACCGGCGCTAGTATTACTAAGAGCACCGATATGGCAGGACAGAGCAGCACGAACGTCCGCGTTGTCGACAAGCTCCGAGCCAGCTGGGACCTCAATCGAGGTCGTAATCAGCATAACTCGGGTCGAGCCGGCAAAGTCACAAGTAACACTCTTGCGAGTGATCTGCTTGTAGACGTTCATCGGAGCAGCAGTCACTTTACCATCGCTATCAAGCGTGCGGGTCTTGAGAACCGCAGGTTTGAAAAACGAGAGGGTAAAGGGAGTTGATGCTCCGGTGGTGGTGACACCAGCTTGCGTACCGCCAAGGGCGGTGATCGCAAACTGCTTCCCATTAGCGGAAGGCGCGGTGTCAGCGGACAGGGTATACGTTGGAGACGTAAAACCTGTCTGCGCGGTCCCCGTTACGGGGCTTGCAGGACTCCAGGACATTGAAGTGGTCCTTGTTGCACAGGGTTGCTGAAAGTTCAGAACTTCGACGCGCGAACACGAACAAGCGCCGCGATATTCAACCATTGGGTCGAATACCCCGGAAGCTTAAACCTAAAATCCGGTATAGGTACCGAATTAATAGGCAATCGTTTCACGCGCTTAGCTTCTGAACGCCAATCGCCAGGTGAGAATGCTTGTTGGAGGATCTTAAAAACCGCAAGGTTGTTAGTGCTACGAGCGTCAACAAGTTGGAGGATTCCAACTTGCCGCTCGGTTCTAGCACCCCAACTCAAGTGGCACTTTCGGACACTCCAAGCATCAATTACCTTACCAATATTAGTAAAGTAGTCGATGAGGAAGGAGTACGGAATCAATTCCCATACGGTGGGGATAATATTATCGGGCGAGAAGCCCCATAATCTAGCCTCACTTGTATAGGGTTGATTAGTACTACACTTAATGGCTCCACGGTACCAGACTTCCGAAGTATTCGTGAGCTTTTTGGAGCTCACGTACTGAAGAAATCCGGCGCCGAAGCTTGGTCCAGATGAAACAGTCTCTGAAGTAGTTGAATGACGCCCATGAATCACAACTATGTTGCGATCCAGGTAGTCCTTCCGCTTCTCCAAAAGGCTGTGAGCGTCTTTGATGTCATTAATCAAAGGCGTCCATCCGAACGAATGCTCGAGCCAAGTCTCGCTAAGATAGCGGTTACGCGAATTAGTGGTCCTACCGGCCTTACCCTTATTCCTAAGGATACGGTCATATAGGTCACCAACTCGTTTCCGCAAACTCTTCGCAGGACTCCTAAGCATACTCAAAGTTTCGCGCAACTCACCGAGCGCCGTACCGCCCTGAAAGGCGGTTTGGGTACTCCGGTAACGAGCGTAAAACTTTTCTCTAGCGATGTTTTCGGCCGTAGCCAATTCAGAGCTGTGAGGTACGCTGGGAATCCCTATTCCATTGAATAGGGAGCCAGTTCGCTCACGGAACCTATAGCCAGTGGCAGGATTGTTGCCCGTCATAAATTCATACAACGCGCGACCATCTCGAGACGACACCGTAGTCTGCTCCGCCTGAAAAGACGTAGTAGCCTGCTCTGCCATCTTGATTTTCTGCCTGTAGTGTGGCATGTTACCTCCATCAGAATAGTCAGTCCAATTCTGAACATTCCGAGTCACCGTTTTTACCGGTGGACTTAGGTTGTCCTGAAATGTCTGATTTATCTGATAAACGTAATTATGCTTTCGCTCTTTTCTGGCCATAGGTTGCTCCTCCAAGGATACAGTGGCGTAAAGCCACGGGGTCGGTAGCTGTCGGTGAGACAGTCACCGAC